CTTAGGAAAGAATTCTTATGGTCTTACGACCTGATACCTTGGTATCACCTGAAACTTGTCTTCAAATTCTAAGAATTTCTTCTAAAATTTTTCTGACTCGTTTCACCGATTCTAACTGGGTTAGCTCCCCATTAGTCTTATAACTTGCTTTCAAGACAAAAAATCTTAAAAGTAGTTACCGTCGCGCTACGACTCCCTTGAAGGAGCAGAAGCAACGGCGTTTAGCTAGGAAAGCTTTCAACCTTAAGAAAGCCCGTGAATGCCAAATCTCAACTATGATTAATAGTTTTGATAAATGCCTTCAAACTTGGTTTCTCAAAAATTTTGGAAAGACTCTTCAGTCTAACTATTTTTCTGGGAAACTGCGCGAAATTATGGGAAATGAAGATCTAATCTCCTATCCCAAAATTTTCAAACACTTTCTTGCTTGGAATTTCAGTTTCTATATGAAACAAGATTTTCCTGTAGGTCCAGTTAGTGCTCAAGTACCTCTAATTGAATTTCTTCAATCGAGACGTCTTAAAGAACAGTTTACCTGTAAGAAATTCCGCCCAGTTCGATTTACTCGAATGATGTGGGATCTTCTTCAATGTAAAACTCTTTCGTCAAGCGTCCCCAAAGAATTTATTCAGGAGGGGTACACGAAACATTGGAACCAAATGCAAAAACATCCAGAAGTTCTTTCGGAGAATTTAATCTCACAAATCGAAACTTTTGTTCATCCTTGGGCTCGTTCAGTGGCTAGGAGTATGACGATGAAGGAGGAGATTCCTCTTCCAACAAATCATGCAACTCTATCCTCTAGACGGTCCGCAGGCGGTCAAAAGAATGATCTTGTCTCCTATCTTAGATACTCGAATCAAAATATTCATTATCAAAATAAGGAACGAAAAGACCCTGTGACTGTTCACATTGAAGGTCCACCTGGTGCTGGAAAGTCCTATTTTATCAAGGATCTGTGTAAACAGATTATGAATAAACTAGGCCTTGACACGACTGTAGATCCTTATGAATCGAATCATGTTTATTGTCGTTCCGCTGCAACTAAGCATTGGGATGGTTACAATGGTCAATTGATCACTGTAATCGATGACATTGGATTTGAGACCCCTAATGGTGCGAAAGCACCTACAGATTCTCAATCCGAACTGATTCAACTTTGTTCTGATTGTCCGTATGTTCTGCCTATGGCGGATCTTAAAGACAAAGGAACTCAGTTTTCTTCTAGGATTCTTATTCTTACATCTAACCTAGCAACCAACCCTATTTATAGGTCTGGTTTTGCTTGTGCTAATGCTTATTTTCGAAGACTTAGTCCCACGTTTTCCATGACCGAGAGGAATATTACCACTCGTAAGGATTTTACATGGGACAGACGTCCACAATTTAACCATAGTACAGCTGCTGGGGTTTGGCAGGAGTCTTCTTCTAATGAGGGAGAACTTGTTCATTATGTGATAGAGAGATACAATAAGATCTGGTCTAAGGACACAGTTTCTTATAGTATTCAAGGAACAGATGGGAGAATGAAACTTCATTTTCCTTATGCCCCTGACACGATGCCTGAGGTCTGTGCCGCGGCGATCCCGGAACCTTTAAAGGTCCGTATGATCACTAAGCCAGATCCTCGAGCATTTGCTCTCAAGCCTCTCCAAAAGTCTATGTTGAGTTGTCTTAAGCGATACAAGTGTTTTGAACCTTGTTTCAATCCAGACTTCTCTCTTAAACAATTGGGGAAACTCACTGATGACAAGTATCTTCTTTCAGGAGATTATACTTCTGCTACAGATGGTTTGAATTTCTACGCGAGTCAAGCTGTCATCCGTACACTGGAAAGAGCTCTTCGGAAGGAAGGTTTGAATCCATTGGCTGATTATGTCAAATGGGAAGGTGGTAACCATATGGTCCACTATCCTGTGAAGACAGAACTGCCGAGTGTTGTCCAACAAAATGGTCAACTAATGGGTTCACT